AATGATGTTGCTTCCGTTAGAAGAGGTGACTGCTGCAAATACTCCACCGACCTGGAAGTGATTGGCTCTCATTGCCACCAGAGACATTTCATCCAATGAAGATGTAGTACCATTCCGGGTGTCCAAAGCTCCGGCACCCCAAGTGTCGTTTGCTACTCTTCCGAACACAAGGTCTGTCCCTGCAGATGATCCTGAGAAGATAGCAATGCCTCCCTTCTTGTTGGGACCTGCAGTACCACTGGCCATCAGTATGATGGGGTCCTTGACAAGCAAGTTCGTGGTGTCAATGGTTGTCGTTGTTCCATTGACAGTCAGATTGCCGCCAACTGTCAGATTGGTGTTGACAGTAACATCACCCGTGAAAGTTGTCCCAGAAACAGTTGCGACGATTGCGTCATTGATAGCAATCGTGTAGTTGTTTCCTGCTCCACCGTCAGTTGCCGAAAGCCCTGTGCCGGGTGCAAACACTCTTTCGTTAGAGAGTGAACCGGTTGCTGAAAGAACGAGATACTGCGCTGCAGAGTCTCCACCACCGCCACCACCTGCAACAATTGAGGTAAGCGTGACGCCGCTGGAATTGTTCGAGTCAAAGAAAGTGAGACCGTCAGAGCCACTCACTATCTTTACAGGGTTGAGTGCACCCGGTGTATTACCGAGGAACCTGATCTCGTTAGAACTGATCAGTATCGAGCCTGTGCCGATAGTCAGAGATCCTGAGATAACTGTGTCGCCGCCGAACACTGCAACGTCCCGACCATTTGCCCTACCAGTCGTGGATCCTGAGACGAAGAATGTTACGTCATTACCAGGAAATGCAGGGAGAACCGGAGCATTTCCGAAAATCAGGGACCCTGTGACCCCTATGACTGAGTTCCCCGAGGCTGATCCCGAGATGTTGTTGGTTATGAGAGCCACGTTTCTTTCTCCATTGAGATACGTGTCTAACTATCCAATGAGACTCAGTCGATGGGCTCCATGAGAATCTTGAAGCGCTTTCCTGTCCTGTTGTTCGTGACTGTGAGAAAGTCAGGCTCTTCTATCACAGTCCAGTCTCCTCTGTCATTTCTCAGGTGGAGGTCACCCGTATAGACATTAGCGAATCTTGCGGCTGGTGAGCCGAGATTTCTTGTCCTGTCTCCGTCTGGAATGAGGTTCGAGGAAAGCGAGACCGCCACATTGATTCTGTCTACACTCAGTGTGTTTGTGATAGCGTTGTAGTTGAATTGAGTCTCAGCTAGAAATCCTCCTGATCCGTTGCTGTACTGTACGTCACCAGCACCACCTGCAGAGCCACCCGAAGAAACTCCAAAAAGTGTACCTGAAATGTAGACGTCCCCGCCGAAGGTTACTCTGTCATTTCCTCCAACTGATCCTGAGATGAACAACCAAGTGTCTGAGCCTGTCCCAGCAAGTTTCAGTGTGCTTGTGTCTACGTTTATCCCGTCGCTGTTTGTAGATCCCGAACCTATTATGAGAAGCCTGGGATTGTTGAGACTTCCGGAGGCAATTATCCTCTCAGTGCGAAGCCCCGATGCTTTGAAGTCAGGAGGTCTAGTTGCCATCAGTCAGAGCTCACTGTGAGATAGTTGATGTTCACAACGTCTGGCGTCGATGTCGTGATGTGATATACGTCTGGTGCAATCTCAAACGCAGCAGTGTCCACGTTGCCACTCGGTGTGAGTATCACTGCGTGTGTAGGATAGTACTCGTCAAGCGTGTCTATGACTACTCCGCCATTACCATCTGAGTCTGTAGCAAGAGACCCAAACTGCAGATGGACTCTGCTGACCCCTATTGAACGTTTCACAGGGTCTCCAACACGACTATTGAGGCCGAGTAAGGAGTTGCGGATGATGCTTTCACAGTCACGTCTGTCTTTGTGACTGAGATGATAGAGACGTTGAAAGAGTCGTTGAGTGAAGTGGCAACTACTGTCGGTACAGTGCTGTACAAGTTCTTGAACATGTATGTGACAGTGTCACCGCCATTAAACTCCACGACTGCGCTCTCTATGACGAGATTCGAGTCAGAGACGTACTCGAATCTCGGTGTCCTTATCACGAAGGGATAGACCTTCGCTAGCCTGTTCATGTCCTTTCTGACGAGTGTGGCCTTTCCCATTGTCGCCTCTACACACTAAATAGCACCTACGTCTCAATCAGAGAACATTGCTTCCCAGTGTGGCAAGTGCAGACCTCTCACCCTTGTCGAGGTGGATGTGTCCAAAGAGCTCCTGTCCCTTGAGCCTCTCGATTGCGATAGTGAGACCGTTAGAGTACCTGTCCATGTAAGGAGTGTCGACCTGCTCAGTGTCGCCGAGGAGGACCATCTTTGTACCTTCTCCGCACCTCGTTATCAGTGTCTTCAGCTCGTGGATGGTGAGGTTCTGGCATTCGTCAACGATGACGAAAGACCTCGAGAAGCTTCTGCCTCTCACGTATGCGATAGGACTCACCTCTATGACTCCCTTCTGCCTCATCTGGTCGAACCAGACAGTGTCACTGAAGGCGTTCCTGAAGTTGTCGACAATCGGCATGAGCCACGGCGCCATCTTCTCGTCCATTGTTCCGGGAAGGAAGCCGAGATCGCGTCCGACAGGCTCGATGGACCTCGTGATGATGATCCTATCGTACTTCCTATCGAGAATGCCAGACATTCCAGCCATGAGAGCAAGGAATGTCTTACCAGAACCAGCGATACCAGTGAGAGAGACGAGAGGGACAGTGTCGTCAGTGAGAAGGTGCAATGCAGCCTTCTGCTCCTTGGACCTTCCCTCAATCTTCACTGTTGCATTCAGGTGAATCTTGGGCTTGACAACCTTGTTACCCTTGACTATCCCGATGAAGGATTTGCTGGAATCTATCTCCGAGGTGCCAACCACCAACTGGTTTTGAATCAGTGGTTCCTGCAGATCATCGAGAGTAACTTCCCCATCTTTGTAATAGGAATCTATGGCCTCGGAACTGCATTCAACCCATGATTGGCCCGTAAACACGGGGTTACCTTCTCTGACAGACTTCGGGAGATCTCTGTAATAGTCCTCAGCAAGAATACCGAGAGCATCACACTTGACGCGGAGGTTGATGTCCTTTGTGACTACCTTCACCTCTCTCTGCGGGTAGATCTGCTTCAGCCTGAGAGCAGCGACAATGATCTTGTTGTCTCCCTTCTGCGGATCAAGAGAGCCAATATCAACAGGCTCATTGTGGTCAGCAAGCGTCCTGATCGTAGTGTCGTAATCCTCCAGAAGAACGCCGTCGGACAGCTTCCCTTTCTTTCTCAGACCGTCTAGAAACCTGTTGACTTGTCTGGCATTGCTTCCTATAAGAGCCTGCTTCTCCTTGAAACGATCAAGCTCCTCCAGGACAATGAGCGGAAGAATCACTTCGTTCCCCGTGAAGGAGCGAAGAGACTCCGGATCGTATAGCATGACGCTTGTGTCTATGACGAATAGCTTTCTGTCTGTCACAATTCCCTCTCAGATGTGATTCTATACTTCTTCGGACATCGAGTAACCTTTGACACATGGAACACAATATCAAGGTTGCTGGTACTACATGCTTTAGTGAGCACACAAAAAGAGGCCTTACGTGTGAGAAGAGGTCCTGCAGACTCTGGATGGAGTCTGCTGCGGACCTCAACTGCTGCGTAATTGCCTCTAATCGAGGTGAGCATACTCTTCAAGAGATTGGTGACGTTTTCGGCGTCACCAGAATGAGAATATGCCAGATCGAAAAGATCATCCTCGGCAAGCTGGAGAAGGACGAGACAGTCACAGAGGCTGTCTAGGGCTTCTTCTTGCGAGTGTCCTTCGAAGCATCGACAGATGTGACCTTTGTCTCAGGCACAGCAGGCTTCTCTTCGACAATTTCTACTGGAGCTTCTTCCGGAAGAACAGTCTCAACAGAAGTCGGAATTTCTGCCTTCTTGATAACTGTCTCGAGTTTCTCAGTGAATACTTCGCCTTGAGAAACTTCTGGCTTTTCGTGGCCTACTCTTGGCCCCTTCTTCAGTGAGGGTTTGTGATCAGGTACGTGTCTGGTTCCCATGTGGTCTCCTGAAGGTAACTATTCAGCAGAGCTCTGCTGCTTTCTCACCTTCTCCAGGTCAATTGTCAACTTGGTGATCTCTGCAGCCTTTGCCCTGATTGTCCTGAGTCCCTTTCTTGCCCTGACACCTGCAGAAGCATTTCCATTAGAGTTCTTTCTTACGTCAACGTCGATCTGGTCAACGACATCCTTTAGGGCTGCCCATAGGGCAAGCACTTCCTGATTGCTCATACCAATATCCTCCCTTTAGTTGTTTCCTGAGTGCTCTTCTCTCTCTTTTCGAGCACTTCTCTTGCCTTTTTGGCGAGAACTACAGAATATTCATGGTCATCGAGTTCAAGTGAAAGCAGCTCAATGATCTTGATTTTCTGGTCTGAACTTACGCCAAACCTGTTGATCTCACTGACTATCTGTCTGCAAGTGAGAACTTCTTTCGCCCACTTCTTGTCTTCTTCAGTCCACTCATTCATGCCATCTCCGTGTATGTGTAGGGCTCTACCCTAAATTTCTTCGAAGAAGAAATGACAAGTCTCTTTCCTTCTACCGTCCCTTGTTTCTCTTCCTTGACAAGGACTATCGATGATCCCCACTTTTCATTGCTGTACAGGAAATGTGCCATTTCCCAGGTAGCAATATCACAGGAATAAGTCGCGAGTATGTTGACTAGCTCAGTAGGGATTAGCAAGCTAATGTCCTTTTCTGTGATAACCGAGCTAGAAGATTCTTTGCCGAGAATCTCAGACTCACAGATATCGTAAACCCTGTGAACTACACCACAGTTATTGCACTGAGAGTTCTTCTCCAGGACCTTGTCATTTTCGTCTATCACCGAAAATACGACGAAAGAATGAAACACAGGCTCTTTTGAGCTTCGCAAGTGCGGAAGAATGCACTTGCACTTCACAAGGTGTTTGACTCCCTGAGCTTCCATCACCCAGCGCTTTTGGTGATGGAGGTGAACGCCCTACCTCCTACACCCTCTACTGTTCCCTGGGCGACAAAGATGATTCTCTGGATCTGCTCTCTTGTCAGACCTAACTTGTTGCACTCTGTGAATAGCTCAGATGCAATGCTGTCCTTGATTCCTGCAAGGGCATTGAAGTATGCCTCACCAAGCTGTCTCTCTTTCATAGTTTCTCCAAACTCAAAAAGACTTTTATGCAGTGTTTGTCTGTAGTAAACTATCTTGCTTTCTTGTCTGCGATAGACGATGAGGCCCATGCCTCAGGTTTCACCTTGGCCTCGTATCCCATCGACTGCACGTAGCTTGTCAGTCTTCCCAAGAATTTTGAAGAGGCAGTCGGGCCTGTGTTTACGTCCAAGTGTATCTTTGGCTCTCTCTCTATCACTGCCTTTAGTTCCTCGGCAGCCTCCAGGGAGAAACATACTTCCTGCATCATTCTGTCATAGAGTGTCTTGAACAGCCCTCTGGGCAACTTCTTTCTGCGATAGAAGAAGTTGCCGCCTTTCCCTTGCTTGTACGCGCAGACTACGGTTGCGAATATCCATTCGCCGCCGATGTAGTGAGAGTCAGATCCCACGTGAAGATCTGCCTCTTTGTCGAGAAGAGCATCGATGAATGCTCTCTCTTCTATCTTTTCGCCGCTAGCAGTTAGCCAATCCATCATCTGACACCACCAGTGTTGAAGTCTGTAGTTCCTTTCTCAGAGACTCAGCGACCTCTCGACCAGTGATATCTGCAACTACTGGGACAAGAATATCTCTCCCGAATATTGCCCTATTCACTACGCCACGAGATCTCGCAGAAGTCAAATATCTGACAGCTGTCCCAACTCTGTCTTTCACTATCCCTTTTGAGCTTGCGTAGTCGTTTCCTATTGAGATTTCAACTTTTCTCGAAGAGAGTCTCCTGATTCTTTCGTCAACCCAGTTCTTCTCTACACCGATATCCTCTGACTCTTTGGATATCTTCTCTCTTGTCTTAGAAGATATCATAGAGATCTCTTTGTCAGAGATAGAAAGTATCCCAGAACTCAGAGTGACCCTTTCAGAGATTCTCAAATTTTCGTAATTCCTCAGACTGTTTTCTACAGGAGAGAAAGTAAGAAGCTGAGGCAAGTCGCAGAACCAAAAGTTCTGCATATCGTCGCTCTTTGCAGAGACAGGGAGTATTCTGAGTCTCTTAGTTCGCCAGTTGTGCAAAAGTGTTGCTACAACTTCATACCCGAACCCTCTTGCGTAAATGACTAGGGCTGAGTTCTCTGATGAGCACCTTTCAGCGATTGCATTGATCTCTGAGACTCTCTCAATTACTCCATCGTATGACAGAACTCTGCACTCTCCGAGGACAACTTCGCTTCCGAACTCACCAATGGGAGAGACAGGAATGTCTATTGAGTCTAAGATCAGGGAGTATGTCTGCTTCTCTGTCTCTTTCACATTCACAGTTGCTTGTGGACCTGCTGCAGAAATTGTCTCACTGACAAGAGACTTCAGTGAATCAGAGCCAAGAAGTCCCAGGAAGTTTTCGTAATCTGCCTTTTGCAGTTGCTTGCAAGTGGAAGGTAAGTCATCACTGCAAAGCGACTCTATCAAGCATGCAGCTCCCATTGTTGACTTCTGTTCTGCCTGATAGCATGCCCTGAGAAGGATTGCCTTGGCAGACTTTCCCGTAGCATCGCTTGGGTTCAGTGATGCTACTGCTCTGAGAGTGTCAAGAGGTCCCAAGATAACGAGTCTGCTACCTGTTGCCTCTACTGATTGACAGTGAGATATCTCGTGTCTCACCTGACTGGCAAGCGAGAGGACACGATCAAGAACCGTGCCTCTCGACTTGACCAGTTTTGTGTGTTTAGCTATCACGCCACAGATTGTTGGATGCAAATGTAAGAATTTCCTCGGCAGAGTCAGGTGTATAACCGTAATCTCTAACCATCGTCTCAATCATCTCAGAGTACTTCTTCTGCTGTTCCTTGTCACGGCTACGTGACTTTGTAACAATCCTCGCCATATCCTTCACGGAGGAGATGAGATAGCCCTCGATTGCCTCCTTGAGAGGCTCGTAAGAGCGGTAATCAACCTTCGTTCCCTTGCGAATCTTTGCGAACATGTATGCCACAGCATCTGCACGGAAACCATCCTTCATGGAGCCGGTGATTCCGATCTGCTCCTCGATTGCCTTCATGAACTTCTCATCAGGCTCTCTCTCTTCTGAAGTCACTCTGTCCTTCATCTTCTGGCGTGTAGTGAAGGCCTCGGCATTGTCAAGATAGTTGTCGAAGAGGCTCTGAGCCTGCTCCTCGTATGCAGTGACGAATGCCTTGGCAATCTCACCCTCAAGGATCTTCAGGTACTCTTCACGGATGATCTTCTGCAGGATCTCGAGATAGTGTTTCTTCCTTTCCTCATCGATAATCTGCTCCTTCACCTGCTTGACCAGCGTCTCGACTACTCTCATTGGTGTGATGAACTCCTTCTCGGAGTCAGAGAGTGCAGAGTCGATTGCCTTGGTGATGAAACGTGTAGAGATTCCCTCCATTCCCTCGTGCTTTGCCTCATCGCGCAGATCGTTGATGTCGACCTTCTTTGTGCGGCCTTTCTCTACAATCTCCTGACCATCGTAGATCTTCATCTTGGTGAGGAGGTCACACTTCTGGGAAGGCTTGAGGCGACTCATAACTGAGAACATTGCCGCGACCTTGATCGTGTGGGGTGCGAGGTGTGCCCTGAAGTCTGACCGACGAAGCATCTTCTCGTAGATCTTCATCTCCTGAGTGAGCTCCAGGACGTATGGGACCTCGATCTTCACAACGCGGTCGAGGATGGCCTCGTTGGTGTGCTCTGACTTGAAGCGATTCCACTCGGCCTCATTACAGTGAGAGAGGATGACGCCGTCAAAATAGAGCATCGAGTTCTTTCCAGGAGTCGGAACATTCTTCTCCTGGGTAGCCGTGAGGATCGTGTGAAGGAACTCAATCTCGTTCTTGAAGATCTCAACGAACTCCACTACGCCGCGGTTGCCAACGTTGAATGCACCGTTGAGGTTGAGGACTCGAGGATCGTCCTCTGAGAACTTGTCAAGCTTCGAGATGTCCTCGGAACCGATGAGTGCCGAGACGTCCTGGGAGTTGGCATCCATGGGAGGAACCACGGCAATACCACGACGGGCTCTCTGTGAGAAGGAAGACCGAACGACCGGGAACTTCTCATACTCACCGTTGAACTCGTTCATCAGCCTGTAACGACATACAGGGCAAAGATCACCCTCGATGTGGACACCGAGAAGCTTCTCAAACTGGTCGCGTAGAGAACGCGGAAGGAGATGAAGAGGCTCCTCGCGGACTGGACAGCCTTCCAGGTGGTAGACAGGGTCTGCCGCCTTCTCAAGTGCCTTCTTTACTGCGTCAGCAAGTGCTGACTTTCCTGAACCAACTGGTCCCATGAGGAGAAGAACCTGCCTGCTCTCTTCTCCTTTCATCGAAGCTGACTTCAGGAATCTCATGATCTTTGCGATCACACGCTCGTGACCGTAAAAGTCATCTCTGAAGTACTGGTATGTCTTTAGCCTGTCACCGTTGAAGAGCTTTCTGCAACGGGGATCAGACTCTTCCATTGTCTCCACCCCGAAAGACTCAACTGCGTCAACAAGTCTCTTGGCGGCTAGTTTCACTACCTCAGGGCTTTCCTTGAGAAGTCCGAGGTAGTCAACGAAGCTACCACGCCATGCCTCCTTCTGCGACTCAACTCTCTGCTTCTTGATGATGTCGAGAAAATCCATGATAGCCTCCTTACGATATCTCGAAACTTTCATTTTCTAGTTCTGTGAATAGCTTAATCTCACCATGCCAGATGTTACCTAACAACTTCACACAATTCTCGGCATAGTCGAGCTCCAGGTCTCTACCATCGTGCTCATGTCTAAGTATGAGCTTGTCTTTCTTCATTTCGTCCACATAGATGACAGGAATCATATTTCCTGCGATGCTCTTGACCAGCTCTGATCTAATCTCAATCCAGCTCTCTTCACTGTCTACAATGTCGTCGATTGTCCAATCTGGATTCTTTCTACCTTTGGGACTGTACGTGAACAGATTGAGCTCTCTTGCCTTTTCTTCTGTCAGATACTGTGCAATGAAGTTCTCGTCATTGCAAGCCTCTCTTGCGATGAAGCATTCTTCCAACCCGAACCTCTTCTCGATGTCCTTGAAGATCTCGAAACCGAGGTGATACGGATTGATCTTGAGACCCCACGGACGAAGTACAGCATTGTGAGTCTTGAGGAACGGAATGTGATGTTCGTCAGAGAGCTCTAAGTCATGCAGTATCCGATAATGCCAGAATGAAGCCCAACCTTCGTTCATGACCTTTGTGCGAATTTGTGGCCAGAAGTAGAGAGACTCTTCGTGAATGATAGAGATAACGTCTCTCTGCCAATCAGACAGAGTCGGGTTGTTCTCCAGAACGAAACGGAGGACATCGTACTCAGGCTCCAGAGGAACCTTTTCCAGACTGAAGTGTTTCCACTCTCCCTTCTTGTCATCCTTGACAAGCCTGGTGTACTTTGCCTTTAGCTCTTTTTCTGAAGGTCTTGTCCTTCCTCTTCTGTCAACCTGGTAGTTGATAGCATGACAAGCCTCTATGACCTTCTCTACAGCTTCGATTCCAATCGAAGGATCTTCTATGTAGCCCTGGATTCTCTTCTTTGCGTTGCGAAAGCGTTGCGTGACATTGTCAGGATCCGTGTCCCTGAAAGTTCGATTGTTCTTGAAGAAGTCAGAGTGTCCAACACAGTGTGCCATGATGAGGATCTGGAGATAGAGTGGATTCTCCAGCATCAGGTAGGCGATCGAGGGATTCGAGTTGATGATGAGCTCGTATGGAAGTCCCTCTGCGCCGGCATTGTACATGAAGTGGGTCCTCTCGAAGGACTTTCCGTACGACCAGTGTGCGTAGTGTGAAGGGAGACCGTGATAGGCCATTGCCCCGATCATCTCATGGTAGTTGACAGTCTCGTAGGCGATAGGATGCCAGTCGAGACCGTATCCCTTGGCTATCTCGCATATCTTTTCGTCCCAGACCTCGAGGTCAGAAAGAAGATACTCACCACTCATAGTTCACCTCCGAAGAACTTCTTGAAAGTAGGCCAGATGTCCTCCTTGCTGTTCAGTATCGAAGTTCTTACACTTGGGTGTAGCCCTTGTAAGTCTCTGAACAGTCGCGAATTGTCTTTCTGCCATGCAGGAGTCGAACCGGGAGGCTTTATCTCACAATAGCCTGTCATCTGCGAGATATCACTCAGCTCTCTATACATGTCGAAAGCCTTCGTGTCATCCTCACTCCAGTTATCTCCATCTGTGCAGTGGAAAGCGTAAACGTTCCACGCTGAAGGATGGAACCTCTCGTTTGCTATCTGAATTGCTAGCTCTGGTGCTGAGGATACGTGAGTTCCACCTGCAGATCCTCTCTTGAAGAAGGAGTCCTCGTCTGTCTCAAAAGCCTCGGTCGTGTGACCGATGAATACGATCTCGACCTTCTCGTACTTGTGTCTGATGAACTGGTAGAGGAGGAAGTAGAACGACCTTGCGATGAACTTGATCTCCTGGGTCATTGAACCGGAGACGTCCATCATGAAGAAGATGACAGCGTTTGTTGCTTCCTTCGGTCTTGCCTTGATGTGGTGGTAGCGAAGATCGTTGTCGTGGAAAGGAAAGACTTCGTTGCCTTCTTCATCAACTTCAACTGTCCCTGCCCTTCTTGCAGCTGCCAATCGCTTGATTCTTTGTATTGCAGACTCTCTCTTGTCAAGACGAGGCGGGATACCTTGCGGTCTAGTCCCATGTCGACGAGGCTTCTCCTCGAGGACTGTGCGCAGCTTCTTTCTCTCTAGCTCAGGTAGGTTGAGAGAGGAAAAGAGATACTCGGCAAGCTCTTCAAGTGTGATCTCTACTTCGTAGAACTCGTCTCCCTTGTCGTTACCAGCCCTGTTTCCGCTTCCCTGTCCCTGCTGTTGTCCTTTCCTGACAATTTGGCCTTCTTGTATGTCAGTATTAGGCGCAGAACCAACCTGCTTCTGTCCCTCATTGTGACCGTACACAAACTGCCACTCTTTTAGGCCTCTCACAGGAATCTTTATCTTCTTCTTTCCATCCTGCCCTATGATAGACTCTTCAGAAACGACATCTGTTATGCCTTCCTTGATGGCTTTCTCTATCTTCTGTTTGTGTCGCGCTCTATCAGAGGCTGACCTATCAGCAGTTGTCTTGTGCTCTCTAAAGATCGACATCTTTACCTCCGACGAGAACGTTTGTCAGTGCTCTAGCATGCAATAATGCAGGTCTTAGATAAGTAGGCGCCTCCTTTATTGCTATGTGCCACGCGACCCACCCGCACCAATCATGCTCAATTTCGCCTGTAGTAGGATTAGGCAAGATTCTGGGCTTTCCGCTTTGGACTGCAACAAAAAACGCCAAGTTCTCGCTCAAGTAGGGCTTCTTTCCTACAATAGAAGAGTCGAGAATCACCATTCCTGTCTCTTCTGCTGTCTCTCTTTTCGCGGTCTCCAAATAAGACTCACCTGGAGAAGAGGATCCCTTGGGAAGATCGACGACTCCATTCTTTCGCAACAACAGGACCTTCTTCAGGTCGGTGCTAATGACGACAAATCCTGCACCCACGATCCTTTGCTTCCTCATAAGCAAAGGTATTCTCAGAGTGCGCCATGTTATCTAGTGTAGTCGTCTTGCAGTCTAACTACGTCATCAAGTTCAGGGGTAGAGACTTCTACAAGAACTACGTTTTCCTCAACAGCACAAAATCTGTGAATGGTGTGCGGAGTTACGTGAAAAACATCTCCTGACAAGAGTCTCAATGAAACCAGGTCATTTGTGGCTTCTGATCCGATCTCAAGATGAAGTGTTCCGCTGATGACTCTTATTGTCTCTTCTTTCTTTTCGTGATACTGCCGAGACAGCCTGTGACCTGCATTGATGTGTAGATACTTTCCCACGTACTTTGGAGTCTCAGCCCATATCTCTTCATGGCCCCAAGGCTTTGCTACAGTTCTCATCTCTTCCTCTCGAATATCTTCTCGTATCCCATGACTTCGGAAAATGCATTGAGCATTTGGCCAGCAAATGCGTTTGCCTCGTCTTCGTATTCCGATGAGAAGTGAAGCCTTTCTCCTTGCACTTCGCCATTTTCGTGCTGGCTAAAGTGAGCAAGCTCGTGTGCTATGCTTCTGAGAATGTCGGCGAACGCCCTTTCCTTGCAGTAGATGTAAAACGACCGCGGCATATAGTTCGAGTATGCAGTAGACTCTATCCCGTAATTTTCGCGATTACTGACAAGATAGCCAACGTAGTCATTCTCGAGGCCAAGTGACCTTGCGCAGTAAGGCAAGAACTTTCTTAGCGTCTCTCTATGACTTTCGTCTATGTTGAGGCCTCTCGATATCTTGAGGCTGATCTTACCTACCTGCATCTTTGATGGCCGCCACTAGTTCGGAGGAAGACTGTATCTTTCCACCTCCTACACCAAATATCACCTTCGTTCCGAGTCTCTCACAAACATCGAACTCTGGTACATTGGCTGCCGCATCTCTGTCTCCACCCTTAGTGAAAGCGAAAGGCTTGAGAATCTCTATGGCGCCGACGACTGTCTGTCCACCGTCGTCCCAGGGAACGACATAGTCGACCCCTCGAACTCCAGCAATGATCTCCATCCTCTCCTCGAGAGGCATGAAGGCATAACCCTTCTTACGAAGGAGGAAACCGTCTCCGTTGACAATGACTGCTAGTCTTGTCTTGCCGCCAACTTTTCGAACAAACTCGGCAGATTCGATGAGACAACGAAGATGGCCGACATGCATGGGATCAAACCCGCCTGAAGTAACGACGAGTCTCTCACCACGAATGTCGGCCTGTATTCTGAGATCTTGGGCGTTATGAAGTACTTCACTCATGTTCTACTATATGCAGAACACGAAGAGTGTTATCGCTTGAGTGAATTTCTGAAACTCTCTGGGAAGAGTTTTTCGTTTCGATCGTAGAACCTGTCCCAGTCTGCATCAAGAATATAGCTCACTGCATGGTCGTCCTGGCTTCTCACAGAGCGACCGATAGACTGCACAACAGTCTTTGCTGTCTGGAGAGGATACCACCAAGGCCACCGGTGCATCCGCTTCTTTACGATCTTGTCACCGAGATAGGGATACGGGACCTTGCAGATGATCTGAAAGCGTGAGAGATCATCCTTCAGGTCAACACCTTCCTGCATCGAAGGCGAAAGGAGTACCGTGGCTTTCTTCGATGTCATGTGCTCCTGCAACTT